GTTAGGAGCTGCATCTACTTGAGTTAAGCTAGATGTTATATGAAAAGTTCCTAATATAGAACCTGTCAATTGAAAAAATGCATGATCTGCGTAGGAAGAACTTACTACAGCTCTTGCTAAACTAGCTGAAGCTGCTATAATAGTGGTTCCACCAGGTGTTGCTGGTGAGTTATAAGTACCACCACTTCCACCTTTACCTACTGTTACACTCCATGTAGGGTCTGTAGCTAAAAAAGTATAGGAACTAGTGTAAAATACACCACCTGCACCACCTCCATTACCACCAAATGCATTGTTTCCTGTACCACCACAGCCTTCTGATCCACCTCCACCACCGCCAACTAAAAGAACTTGTGCAGTTAAAGTTCCGGTTCCTGCTACATAAAGATTTCCTGATCCTGTGAAAGTCTGTACCTGATAAGTAATTCCACCCGATACAAAAGATGATGATATACCACCTGATAGTGTTAAAGCCATAGTTTTTGTTTTAATTTATACGCTAATAAATAGTATGGATTACCCCTTATAGTATATTTTGTAGCCTTTCTTCATTATGCCTGGAGATGTGTTAATTCTACAACTTATGGAACTTTGTGGAATACCTGTTAATTTTGATAGCTGCAAAGCACTACCTGCTTCTATAATACTACCATTTTCGTATTCGCAAATAACAGTTCCTTTACTAGCTTTTGCTTCTAATCCTACTTTGCCAGTTTGATCAAGCTTTCTAAGCTCAGCAAGCTTCTGCTTACCTTCCTTAGACATATCTGATTTCATACCCTTAAATACCCTAGCTTTGTTGTTAGTATTGCCAAACTGAGCTTTAGATATCTTAGCTTTGTGCTCATCGGTTTGTTTTCGGGTCCATAAAGGCATTAAAATTCTTCTAGCTTCTCCGTATTCCTCCTCTGTAAGAGTACGTTTTTTGCTATAAGCCATGCGATGAAAAGCCCATAACATTTTTTTACTGTAAATTGAATGAAATTGAAAATACTCAGCTAAAATCTTATGACATCTATAATGTTCTTCTGGAGTTAATAAAACTGTTGTTGATTTTTTTCCAAAACTTTTAGGTACAATATGATGTGCTTCGTAGTAAGCTGCTTTTTTGGAACGATTTGCTATTAGTGCAGCTCTAATAATTGTGAAATACTCATGTAGCATAAAAAAGCCCTTTCTAATAAATAGTAAGGGCTTAGATATTTTAATAATTTGGAACGAAATATTATGCTTAGTAATTTAAAATCGCATAATCCATTCCTATTCCTAGTTCAATTGTGATTGCGTCTTGGTTAGACCAGTCATAAGAACCGAAATTAGATGTTTTAACGAATGCACCTTTAATAATCCACTCACTTACGATATCACCTACTGGACCTAAGATTGATAAGTTTAAATCCTTCTTATAAAAGTCAGAATAACCATCACGTCCTGTTACAGATTCATGTGATAAACGAATCCACTCCATTACAGCCTGTTGGCCTGAAGGAGAGATTGGGTTGTAAAGGTTTAAGGTCATATCTTGCCACTCTGCCTTACCTTTAATCTTACGGTAAACGTTGATGTGGTCAATCTTAACTTCATTTAAGTTGATATTTGGTGCAGTTGCACTCTTAATCATAAATGAAGGGATACCATCTATATACATTATGAATCGGTTCTGAACTGTAGGTTCAAAAGCGGTAAACATAATTTCATTTGGATCTAATACTGGCATTTTTGTTCTTTTTTAATAAATATAGGAAGCAGAACTTTTTAATTAATGTTGAGCTATTTTAGCTTTAACATCTTGTGGTAATTCACCAACAATTTTTTGTAATTCAGGATCAACTCCCATAGCCTCATCTTCTTTTATTCCACCCTTACCCTTAACGGCACTAACTAATTTTTTAGCTGCTGCTTTAATAGAATCCTTAGCTATTCCTAATCCAATACCAGTCATTACAGTACCTACAGTTGCTAAAGTAACAATAGTACCACCTAGATCAGCTATTGCTTGACCTGCATCACCACTTGTATTGCCACTTGTTAGAGCTTTAGCAATGGCAGGATACGCCTTCATTGCCCATTGTCCTATTTCGTATTCGATTGGAGAACCAGTATACTCATCTAAAGTAATTTTTACTTGATCATCCATATCTTCTTTATACATGCCTTTTGCCATTTTTTGTTTAGATGACATCTTCTCTCTTAGTCCTTTAATGGCAGGCTCGCCATTGGGTCCAAGGTTCATGTCTTGAACACTAGTTGTTGATGTTGGCACCTTATCCATACCTTCTCGTTTCATTTTGTTGGTCATCTTTTCAGCAGCTTTGTTAGCTTTAGGTTCTTTTACTTCTGTATATCCACCTAATGCTTCCTTGGTCATTTTACCTTCAGCTAAAACTTGCTTAGTAATTGATTCAAATAATTTCTTAGATAAGTGTAATCTAACTTTTGTATTGTTTTTCATTTATTTTTTATTTTATGCGCCGAAGGTTACTCCAGTTGGCTCAATGTTAAAGTTTAATTGAATAAATTCCGCAGTAATTGTTGGCTGTAAGTAAATATCACCTACTAACAAGTTTCTATCAATTACATCTGGAGTATTGTTTGTTGTATCCATTACAACTCTATAAGCATATAAACCTTGTTGTTGTTGAACGTAATCTAAGTAAGGATTTACTTGATTCAAGAATTTATTTCTAGTTACAGTTGTATTTTGTTCAAATACTAATGTTTGAGCAATCTGTCCAATGTAGCTTTTAAGCGCAATTAACAAACGTCTTACATTTACTCTATTCAATGCGGAACTTTGTGAAGTTAAAGTCTTCTGACCATATACTACTACACCCTGTCCTGGGAATACTGCAATTGGGTTTACGTTAGCACTATACAAAGTATTTCTTTGGTTTACAGTTAATCTAATTTCTGGTTGAATTACTGTTGGTAATCCACCTCTATTTAGACCAGCTGGTGCAAACCAAGGAGCTGCTACAGTGTCAGTATACTCATAAACACCTGGGATAACTGTAGAAGGTGGTACGAAATGTAATCTACCTGTCTCAGTTGATCTTGTTTGAACCCAAGGATAGTAAGTTGCACCGTATGTGTTGCTAAATGATTGTGCTAAACTTGTTGCTGTGCCAATTGTTTGGTTATATGAAGTCATATCAACCACTGCAATAGCATCACCACGATTCTGTACTACAGATAATAAAGCACTAACTTGTTCTGGTCCGTTTTGGAAAGTTAAACCTGGTGCATAAATTGAATTATACTTGTAAGCATCTGTATTAGCTAATAAATTAATAGCCGTATCGTAATCACTTGCAAATACACCTTGAATATTAGTTGTTGGATCAGTAGTCACTGAATTAAGCGCAGGAATCTGTTCAAATAAATTTAAAGGAGCTGCATCAGTAGGTCCAAAACAACCGTATAAAGGACCTGTAGAACCGCTAAATGAACCATTGTAAGATCCACTTCCGTTTACAGGAATAGAGGATGTGTATTGTGAATAAGGTTTACCTTGTGGGTTTAAATAAGTAGGAGTTGGAGTAAATACATTCTTAACTCTCACATATTGTGATTGGTTAGGATAGCTACCACTTACTTGTAAGTAAGCTAGACCATCTTCATCATAAAGAATAGTTTGAACTTGATCACCAATTACATATTCAATGTAGTTATTTTGATTAGGATCTAAAGAAACGTTTGCCCAAGTTTCCAATACTGATTGGTTACCTGTATAATCGTTACCTTGTCTAATAATAAGAGTAAATTGACCTGAACCTGTATTAGCTCCAGTAACCATCCATCTTACGTTAGAAGAAGAACCAGATGGCAATAAACCATTTGCAGTTTCACCTTCAGCAGCACCTTGGTTGTTACTCATTACTGTACCTACAGATAATGTTTCAAGTTCAAAAGCGAAAGTTGGATCAACACCACCTACAAGAGATTGAGGTGTAGATGCACTTACATAGCTAAAACTGTTTCCACCAATACCTGGTATATCAGAATACAAAGTAAAAGTTGTTCCGTTTGCAGAAGCTTGTAAATCAAAGCTACCAGAATATGAATTAACTTTCTGTGCTAAGTTAGCTACAGTAGCTGCTTGAGTAGATCCTGTTACAACGTAGTATTGACTAATAGCTGGATTGTCCGGTGTAGCAGGAATAACACTAATGAAATTAAATGTACCTGATACTGAACCACTTATTTGAATGTGGGAATGATCGGCAAAGTTAGAAGTACTAGCAATTGCTAAAGAAGCAGTTGCACCTATATAGTTAGGAGCGCTTGCTACTGCTGGAGTATAAGAACCACTTGCTACTCTTGTAACTAACAAAGAAGTACCTCCTTGTTGGAAGTAGTTATATGCAGCTTGAGAAGTTAAATATTCTTGAGTTGTACCACCAGATATAAAGGTTGTACCAAATTTAGCAGTAAATTGAGAATATGTAGTTACTAACGTTGGTGTATTCTGCCTACCAATAACAGTTGGACCTACTAAAGCGGCACCTACTGTGATTGGACCTGATGTGGTTTGAGAAAGGTTGTTTTCAACGAGGAAAACACCGGGTGAAATTAATGCTTCTGCCATTTTATGATTTTATTTCTACTAATAAATAGCTGTTGAGATTGGCAAAACCTAATTTATTATAAAGTACTCTTTTAGTTAGTTTCCAAAAGAGTAATTTCACCTGTTTGTACATTAATTGAACCATCTCCGTACTTATCACCTAGTTGTTTCATATACTCTTGTTGAGCAGATGCATTTGCTTGAACTGCAGCTTTTAATTTGTCTATTTCTAGATCAATTAAAGTTCTTTGGTAATGAATTTCTCCTAATGAGATTGCAATTTTGCTTGCTTCTTGTCTAAATGCTTGAAAGTCTTGTAACTCTTGGTCTGTTAATTGTGCCATGTTTTTTATTTTTTTGTAACTTTGTTTTTTATCTTACTTACTTCAGCTTTAACTTCGTCTTTAGCAACTTTTACTTTGTTAGCTGCCATAGTTTCAACTTTAGTTTCCACTGCTTGAATTTTTTCTTGAATTTTAGCTTCTACTTCTTTTACTTCGTTTTTAGCTTCTGCTTCTAAGTTAGAAATAGTCAATGCTTTTTTGTTTTTCTGTACACCTACTACTAGAATAGTAATTACTACTAATACAATAAGGATAATAAAAATAGCTCCAAACATATGTTTTGTTTTAATGTATATATAAATAGTCTAACTTTTACCAAAAAGAAACTTGGTTACTTTTTCAACCCGTACTTAATCCACCTATACCAAAATCTTTCATGTAGATAATAAATAGCAGGCTTTATAATCAACTCTAACACGCTGAATGTAAGTCCAAACTCAATGTTGTTTGTTAGATACCAAGTAATAAAAAATCCAACTGTAGTGCTTACCATTCTATAACTAATTGTCTTGGCTAGATGCCTCTTTGCTTGTACTATCATAATTTACCCTCCGCCTTCATTTGTTCTCTTAGCTTAGTTGCTGATATATCACGTATTTCTTCTGGCGGTATGTGTTCTATTACATCGTATCCTACACCTCTACCTATGTTTATCGATTCAATATCGGGTATGATAATAATCTTTAATACCTTTTGTTCAACAAGATCGATAAGTTCAGTAGATAGGTTTTTTAATACTTCTTGAGCAGTCCAAGGATTCCTTTCATCGGGTTCTACATCTCTAATGCACAATAGCACACGTTTTCCTTCGTTTAAACGTTGGTCAATTAACCACCTATGGCCTTCGTGCCAAGGTTGCCAACGTCCAATATACA